CACGAAGCTGTCAGAAAGCCGTTAGCAACCTGGGCGCCGGTTATGAACCCGACACCCAGATCAGCTCCAGGGTTGGTATCTTCCCCCGGGATGTAATCCCGAAGTTTGACCCATACCCTGTCAACCGGCAAGCTAAACGGACTCGCTCAGTAAAGAACCTCCAGTCTACAACGACTGGTTGCTCAAACTTTACGGCCCGAATCCAGCGTATGCCATTCTTCCACTTCGCCACTGGCCTTAGACCGTGGAGCACAGAATCGCCAAGGCGATCTGGCCCCCCGATACGTCTAAGGTTGCGCGGCAGCCGAGAAAGGATCCAGCCAAGGAACTTATGGCCATCATGGCCACAAAGATCAAAGACTTTTTTCGTGCCGTTATAGCACGAATAGCAGACGTCGGGCTCATCGAGTTCTCTCTTCAAGTAGAACCCCCTCACGGGGACTCCGAGGAAGAAGTCTCCCCCACAGGATTCCCGGAAGGGCCCTGAGAGGAAAGACTTATCACGGTTTAGTTCAAAACCGCAGAACTCTAGAGACTTCTGAACAAGGTCCACGCTCTCAGTCGGAACAATTATATCGTCACCAAAGACGAAGACGTTCCAACCTAGGTTCGCCGCAGAGCCGGTAAGCTCCACAGAAACCATAGCTATAGCCGCGAAGATCGCAGTTTCTAGCTCAAACGTAAAGCCATTGCCCATACTCGAGAACTTCTCCAGCAGTTTCCACTTACCTTCTTTCGAAGGGGCGGTGTAGCCGAGAAGCTTCTCGCGTAGGCGCTGAAGGTCGTCGACTCGTGTGTACTTAGACCGAAGGTCTTCCATACGCTCGAGCCAGCCGGTTCCCTCAAGTAGATACCTGACAAGTTCTACTGCGCACGTGTCGCTTGCGTTAGAAAGATCGATGGTAGCATAAGAATCATCATACGACGCTATCTGCGCCACCTTACGGTGGACAGTTTGTGCCGTGTCGAGATCCCAGCCACACCTATCGAGCAATCGTTTCCTTATGCACCCGCCTAAAGCGAGTTGACCATAAAGGTTTACGAGAGGCTCGATGGCTATAGGGCGATCTATCAAGGCCGTTTTGTTGACGGTCGTGAAGCGATTTCCCCGAACTACATCGATGCAATCTTCAGAACTCGAGACATAAGGGAGGGACATCTCTGCCCCCCACAACGTCCCGACAATATCTGATAAGTACCAGATAGCGTCCTGAGTCACGGTCGGTTTACAGCTGTATTTATCCGCTGCGGTTGGGCTGCGCACCAGATCTCGAAAGGAACTTCCGGGTCCGAACCTCTCCCGCCTTTGCATTTCTGCATCAGAGGGAGCGTTTCCTAACATCCATTGCAGCTTTCGCTTGACCAGATCAAGAAACCGCAGAGCGGGATCTTTTCTCATGGTCATGCTGCGAATGCGATTGTTGGTCCGAAAGCATAACGCCTCGCCCGCGTACCACTTATCGACACAAGCCTTACGCCTGTCCGCCTTAGAAAAACCCTTTGCAAAAGGGTTCTTCTTCAGGAACGAAACGGCAGCTATGTCTCTAAGAGCACGCTCAGGGGCGAGATACGTCCTGGGGTCTACGCTAGTCGTAAGAACCCCCACCCAATCTCCTGCTTTGGCACGAAGCCATAGACCAAGAGAAATCGGGGTGTCGAGTTCCTCCCAATAGAGGAGGGCAGCATGTTCCGTAACGGTGAATTGCTGAGATGGCATGGTCAACTCTCTTTACGTCGCCGCGTAACCAGCCGCCACACACTGCTTGACGAGGCCAGAGGCCTTGCCAATCAGATTGAGGAACTGGTACACACCTTCGTTGATTTCGCTAGCCGGGATGGCTTGCGGAACCGTGATCTCTGTACGCGCCACCAGCGAGTCTTGTGACTCGTAGCGGTTCGTAGTCGAGTTCAACAGAGAGTAGGGTCGCTTATAGACAAGGGTTGCGCGACGGGCGGTCCGAGGACCGTTCCATTGCGTGCTCATCGTCAAAGTAGCCCTGTAACCAACCGGAAGCCCTACGGCTGCGCCGGTATCTTGCCGCCACATCGCCTGACCGCCATCGCCCGGAGAACCGGACAAAGCGTCGTAGGTGATATCAGTGGTTTCGTCCGCCTTTTTGCAGACAATTGCGGCCATTGCTGGCATGATTGTGTTTCCTTGAAACAGTCGACCGCTCTGGGAAAGTTACTTCCTCGGACGAGGAACGTTAACACCCCAGAAGCTTTTGTGGTCGATTTCACCAGAACCAAGTACGCCCAGCACTAAAGCAATGGCTTGGATGCCACGCTGCATGCTGAACCCCTTGAACGGCTTGACCACCAGCGAAGGGCCAGGAAGCCCTAAGACACGGTGGAGTTCCACTGTCTGGATCACCGTGTCGTGTTGGACAAAACTGCTAAAGTAACCGCCTGTTTCAGGATTGAATTCCTGCCATTCGGTTCTTTCGTAGCCAGTCGCACGACACATAGCTTTCCAAGAATAGTGCGGGTTATCAAGTTCTAACCCGTACAAGTCAGTCATAGAACTGAACATCTGTTCCACGTTGACGAACCAGTCAACCACGAACGAAAAAGGAACAAGCTTCCAGGGTAGTGCTACGTCGAGAAGACCTAGCCTTACCGCCAAGAAGAGATTAGGGTTTGTGACCCTAACCCCGCTCCGAATCGTCACAAAGAGCTTGCATGTAGCTTCACCTCGACTGACATAGCCAGGACCCTCAGAGGGATAGAAGTCACGCCAATAATCAAAACTACTAGCCTTCACCTGTTTAGGGTGAGGGTCAGAAGTAAGGATCTCGGCGGAGGACTTGATATCCGACATCAAGGGTTTGAGGCCATATTCAAATTCGAGGATATTTGCCGACAGCGCTCTGCTGTGACTAACTCGAGAAGGCACGTTAGTCCTTAAATAACGTGCGGCGTCACCAAAACGCCCCTGCCGCATGTTGCGGGTGAACTGCCAGAGCTGCCAAGCCCTGGAGTTGAACATCTCACGCGCTTTGTTAAATTGCGCAAGATTTTCACCCCAACCTGCGGAATCCGAGATCTGACCCTGAAACTTCGCATAAGCGTGGTTGTAGGCGGCGTCGTAATGCCGACTAGACTCGCTCATGTTCAGAAAAGACCACGACACCGCTTTCTCGCGAGTACTCTCGTACTCTCCGCCATAAAGGCTTCGACCTTTACTCGACCTCCAGCCAGCCGCACGTTCCATGCGGTAGGCAAGGGGAAGATTATAAGGTTTCGCCTGGCGGTAGCGAACAGCATTGAGGTTGTGGTACGGCCCTACTTCAGTGTAGGGAAAGGGTCCGGTCACGGGGTTCACTGAGTGCTCCTGATGATGGGGATTCCCCGCATCGCACGATCAGCCCATTACGGACTGATAGTTGGATCGTCCACGTTCGAAAACGTAGGACTTTCCATTGAAAGGACCCCCGCAGCTTCCAGGAAGTTGATAAACTCAATCAAACTCGCCAGATCGAATTCGTATTCGTCCCCAAATCCGAAGGACCACTTACCAGAATCGTCTTTCGACGCCTGGAAGTTGCCGTTGGAGAAGAGGACGAGATCGTTTCCGAAAGGGTAAGAATGCTGAGTCATATCAATCCTTGAAGGTTGCGGAGG